TTGATAGATGGTATTGACATTGGTGTAGCTGTACCTCTCAACACAGCTAAAGTCACCAACGCTACCCATACTGGTCAGGTCACGGGTGCGACAGCACTGGCATTAGATATCACTGCGATTACGGCCCAGCCTGCCTCTGGTGTGCTGGTCGGTACGGATACGCTCATTGTCAATGACGGCGGCGTATTATCCGAAGTCACGATGGATCAGATCGCTACGTTTACTGGAGCGGGTGGTGCGCCGGTAGATTCAGTCTTTGGCAGGACTGGCGTAGTTACCGCCCTGCAAGCAGATTACGATTCATTCTTCCTGACACCTGCAGAAGGTAATGCAGCGTATGGTGCGATTGCTGATGTCTCCCTGAACACAGCCAAAGTTACTAACGCCACGCATACAGGACAGGTAACCGGAGCAACAGCATTAGCTCTTGATATTACTGCTGTCACTGCTCAACCAGCAGCAGGGGCGTTGGTTGGGACAGATACGTTCATCGTCAACGATGGTGGTGTCTTGTCCGAGATTAATGCTACGGATATGGCTACGTTCTTTGCTGGTGGTGGTGCCCCAGTAGATAGTGTATTTGGCAGAACTGGAGCTGTGACAGCTCTACAGGCTGACTACGATGCCTTTTTTCTCACTCCGGCTGAAGGCGATGCCGCCTATGGAACTATTGCAGCAGTAGCCCTCAACACTGCGAAACTTACTAATGTACCAACCGCATTAAGTGCGGGTACGATTACAGCTATTACCTATGGAATCACCAGTGACGGTGGAGCAGATGATATTGTACTACCAGAAGCTACTACCAGTGTAGCCGGACTTTTAGGGGCAGCTAAGTGGGATGAGATTGTAGCTAATACGCTGAAGATTAGTTACACGGACGCAGCCGCTGTTGCCTTGAATACTGCCAAGATAACAAATGCTAATCATACGGGCGATGTAACAGGAGATACGGTTTTAACTATCGCAGCAAAGGCTGTCGATATAGCGATGCTTGCTGATGGGGTAGACGGCGAGTTGATAACTTGGGATGCGCTTGGAGTAGCTGCTACAGTTCCGGTGGGTACAGCCACTCATGTACTAACCAGTAACGGCCCAGGTGTAGCACCCACCTTCCAAGTTCCGACAGGTGGAGGCGTAACTGATCACACTCTGCTGACAAATATTGGAGTTAATACTCACGCTCAATTAGATACCCATCTTGCAGACGCTACTCTGCACTTCACTGAAGCATCAATTGATCATACAGCTATTTCAAACATTGGTACAAACACCCATGCCCAAATAGACACACACATTGCAGATGCCACACTTCACTTTACCGAAGCAAGCATTGATCACCTTAATATTTTAAATATTGGTACGAATAGTCACGCAGCAATAGATGCTCATATTGCTATCGCTGTCACCAAGGTCGGTACTCCAGTTGATAATCAGATCGGTGTCTGGACTGGTGACGGTACATTAGAAGGAGATGCTGATTTCTTGTGGGACGGTTCTGGAGGAGCGAATACTGCTCTACGGGTAACTGCTCCAGTGGGTTTGACAAGCGGGTATCTGGTAGACATTTACGCCGATCAAGCTACTAAAACACAAGCTGCCGTCCGAATAATACAGAATGATAATTTAGCAACTGCTGATGCTTTGCTCTTACAGCAGAATAGTACCAGTTCCAGTGCTGTTGCACTTGAAGTCAGTCATCTGGCAACCAGTTCCGCCTCGTATGTGGCTCGCATAAGAACGGCCGGCGTTCATGCCGGTTCTCTTCTGCGTTTACATCACGACAATCCGTCCTCTGCTGGTGATGGTCTTACGATAAAAGTTGATGGTTCAGGTGTTGCCATCAATGTAGAACTCGGTGATATTGTCACTGTCGACAATGTTGAAGCAGCTCAGTTCATCGGTGACGGTTCCTTACTGACAGGTCTTCCTGGCGGTGGTGATGTCACCAAAGTAGGAACCCCTGTCAACAACCAGATAGGTGTGTGGACAGGTGATGGCACATTAGAGGGCGAGGCTGATCTAACCTACGATGGTACTACTTTCAGTATAGCTGCCGATCTTGGTATTACTGGTGATTTAATTATATCGGCAACAGCACCTACCGTTTTATGGTCTGAAACTAACGGAACTGCTAATAATAAAAACTGGGTCATGGCTGCTGATGTCGATCAGTTCTATATACAGCTTTTCAATGATGCTATGTCAGCGGCTGCAAAAGTCTTCACTATTGATAGGACGTTAAATGTTGCTGATTTGTTTTCGTTTATTGGTGATGTAAATGTAACTGGTGACATCACGCTTACCGGTACTGTTGATGGCATCGACATTGCAACAGATGTTGCAGCCAACACTGCGAAGGTGAGTAACGCTACCCATACCGGACAAGTGACAGGCGCAACCGCATTAGCGTTGGATGTCACAGCAGTCACCGCCCAACCCGCAAGTGGCGCATTGGTTGGCACTGATACAATCATCGTTAATGATGGTGGCACTTTATCCGAAGCAACTATGGATCAGGTTGCGACCTTTGCTGGCGACACTAAACGATACGTTCAGGTCAGCGGATCGGGTGCAGCTCAAGTCATAACTGGTACGCCGATCACGATGGATCTGAGCGTCAGCGATATCACCACAGGAGCAGGCGACTTTACGCTGGCGGCTGATGCCGTGACTGTCATCAATGCTGGTACTTACAGAATATCAGCTCAATGCACAGTTGCGGATACCGATACGGCTGGTTCGGCAAGAACAACCATCGAGCTTGCAGTAGAAGTCAATTCTTCGCCTGTTGCTGGATCAGTGACAAGGGACTATCATCGAGAAACCGAGGACAATACAGGGACTGTGAATTTCTTCGTTACATTAAGTGCCAATGATGTAATTCGGTGTCGGTTGGATCGATTGGGTGCTACTACGAATATCCAAACAATCCCGACACTTTGTAAACTAAATATAGAGTTAATAAGCTAATGGCAATAACTAAAGAAATGTTTGTAGAGGGTGTAATAATTCTTGAGGATGGTCAGATTGATATCGTCACCAGAACACAGTATTTCGATGAAGGCTTTGTCGTAACTTCCAGAAAGGACACACGCCGGATTGATGTCGGTGATAGTGTGGCGACAGAGAGCGATCTGATTAAGGATGTTGTGAATGGCAACTTACACAAGCAGTCCAGAAGGGACGCAAGAGCTATAGCTATATTAGCTGAGATTGAAAAGGCTAAAGGCGATCCCCCCGCCAGGGGACCATTAGGATAAACCTAAATGGAAATAATATTCACAGCATATTGGGAAAGCACACCGGGCACACCGTTGGTAGCGCCGCCAGAGGAATAAGGTCCGTTAGATTCTGGCTGTTCCAATAACATTTCCTAGCCGCCCTTACCAGCCACATAGCACGCACGGGAGTTAAGCTGGTTCGTAATCATCTAACGGTTTGTTCGATACCTTTCAATCGATTGGAGTAGGAAAAAACCGGTTCGTTCTTTAAAAACCTGCTTTCGCAAGTCTATTTACTATTCTAATCATAAAGGCTCCTCAGGTGTTTTTATTTGTTTCGAAGAAAGGTATGTTGCATAATGCCACCTCTATCCACTTATATTTGGTTTATTAATGAAATCTTTCGAAGTCCTTAATGCCCAGCCGGTACTGGATAAACTAGCCAAGCAAGATTTGCCACTGGCAGTTTCAGTAAAACTATTGGAGCCATTTAAAAAAGCTGACGACATTCATAAAACAATCCTGGAAAAGCGTTCAGCATTGTTTGCAAAATACGGTAAGCTTGATAAAAAGACTAAAGAAACTCATGTTCTTCCCAAAAATAAAGTTAAATTTGCAAAAGAGTACACTGAGCTGATGGAAACCGAATTGAAATGGGAAACTGATCCAATTGAGATTAGCGAATTTGGCGATACTGTTAATTTATCTGTCAAAGAAGTAGCGCAAATCACCTGGTTTCTGAACGTAGCTTAAGCGTGCTCTATATGTAATTCCCACATGGATACAGCGATACTGGTACGTCAGTACCATAAAACGCACACATCTGGGATTCTCATCGTTAATGGTGAGATCTTTTATACAATGGAGCGACCGTGGTTAAACAATCGCCGCAATGCGTCTTGTATTCCGTCTGGGGAATATTCCGTGGTATTTTTGCCACGGAGTGCCAGTGGCAAGTACAAGAAAGTCTGGCACGTCCTCAATGTAAAAAATCGATCCGGCATCTTGATTCACAACGGAAATCTTGTGGCTCACAGCCGTGGCTGCCTTATTCTTGGTGCCAAAGCAGGTCAGTTAAGTGGAAGACCTGCAGTCCTTCAGAGCCGCACTGCTATGCGTAAACTTCTGGAAAGCGTAGGGACCGAACCTTTTTCATTAAATATTCCATACTGAGGACAAACTCATGTTAAGCACAATTCTTGGCATATTCACATCCGGAGGCTTCGGTGTTATAGCCGGTCTCGTTGGATCTTGGGCAACTAAACGGGAAGAAAGGAAAACCCTGGAGTTAAACATAAATCATGAACTCGCAATGGCAGAAATTGAAGCAAAACGTGATGCTCAGGACCAGGCTCACTCGCTTGCTCTCGCTGATAAAGGGATGGAGCTGGCACAGCTCGAAGGCGAAATTGCAGTCGATACTGCAGAAATGGATAATGTGGGCGAAACTATCCGCGCTCAGGGAAAATCAAGTGGTAATGCTATTGTTGATGGCATTCTACGTTTTGTGCGCCCTCTTATTACTGGTTATCTTCTGGTAATCGTAACTGTAATTGGTTTCAAGCTGCATACGTTACTTGGTGGTTTTGAAAGCCTACCTATCAACGATGTATTTGAACTCTACAAGCACATAATTTATCAAACAGTTTTTCTTACAGTTACTGCAGTTGCCTGGTGGTTTGGTAGTCGTGGTGTTTCAAAAGGTAAAAAATAATGACTACTGCTCACTTAGATCAGGAAATCCATGACCTTAATACGAGGATGGCATTGGTTGAGCATGACTTAGCCATCATCGCAGGTATGCGGAAATGGGTGATCAGCGGTGTCATTGCCATCATATTACAGGCAGGCGGTGTTCTGTATACCTATGGTCAGCTAACTGAAAAGGTTAATGCGATGGGTAGCAAAACAGTTGTATCTGATGTTAGTTCAAACAGAGCGGTGCTTGCCGATCATAGTGGTGAGATACAAAGTGTTCGTACTGAACAAGCCAGGATTCGTGAACGTATAGATATACTGAACGATAAATCCCATCCCGTCACGTTGCATGATTACACTAAACTTGAAACAAGGATGGAAAGAATTGAAACTAAAGTTTTCCAATGAATAACGGAGACTGGATCAAAGAATATCGAGTCTTTCCGCGCTTGTTCGCGGTCTTCTACCTGTACGTCATGTGGGAAGTAGTGAACTGGGCAATGAATCTCACTGACATGAGCAATGCCCAAGCTGCATTTGCAGCATCAGTTGTTACAGCAGCAGCTGCATTTTTTAAATTTTACGTAGAGACTGGCAAATCTACGGGAGCTTACGACGAAAAATGAAACTAAATTTAACTATATTAGCTCTTCTGATTTTCTTATCTTTTTATATTCTGCCGGCAGCTGCCAATGGCGGACATGAAGGACCACCTGGGCCTCCTGGACCCGCTGGTCCGGAGGGACCAGTAGGACCGACAGGTCCGGAAGGTCCCCCGGGCAATAACGGTATTACAACAGTTGAACATTTTAATCTTACTGAAATTGAAAATTATAATAAGACCAAGGGATATTGGACAAATTCAGAGATTTCCGAAATGTATGCAGCTACATCTGCGTTATCAGGTCTGGATTTTGATAGCACCACAAATAAGCTTCAATTAGGTATTTCTGCAGGCGGATATGGCAGCCAGACAGATTTGGCTGTCGGTATAGCCAAAAGCTGGGATTCTGATAAAACAGGTGATGTACTCTTCTCTTTCAAAACAAATCTCCAGGAATCTGGACATGATGATAAGCGGCCTTGGACTGCGTCAGCGGTATGGAAACTGAATCTGAAGTAAAAGATTATCCACCGGAGCAGGACGCTGAAGAAGTCGTCCTTTCCCGCTGGGATAAAATTAAGCAGTGGATTGAGATAGCTATGGCTACCAAGAAACTGTACCTGCTTGTGATGTCATTCTTTGCAATCACAGGCGGCTCTGCTGTAGTTGGATTGGTAACAAATACTAATCCACTACGAGATGCCGCCATCGAAGTTGGATTGGTCGATGACGTGTTGACAATAAAAGAGGACAGTGTTGACAATCATCTGCACGAAGAAATAACCAAATTAATTTCTGAACTAAGAAAAGTTCAAGAAGAAGTTCATATACTAGAAACCCGTCCCAGCCGCGCTGGAACAGCCGGGCTGGAGGGTCCGCCTGGTAAGAATGGTATCGACGGAAAACCCGGTAAAGACGGCAAAAATGGTCGAGATGGTAAAGACGGTATCGGAGCAGGCTTATCAGCAGCAGAGATCGATACTGCTTTCGAAGAGCATATTGCAGGAGATCACTAATGAATTTACAGGATATAGGAACTGTATTTGGAATGATCGTTGTTGCTTTGGGGGGAGCAGGTACTGCTGGTAAATATTACGCAGAGAGCGAATTTATTGCTAAAGCAGACCCAGCACCCTATGATCACGTATACGTTCTGGTTGCTTCACAAAACTTAAAGTTGTTGTATGATGCTGAAGACGAGCTGGAAGTATTACAACGCAAGGTAGCTAATGGTACCGCCACTTCGGAAGATCGTGAGCGTATTGCAACTCTCAAGGAGCGTGTCAGGCATTTACAAGAGGCGAAGTAGCACACATGGTGATTCAAACATACGTTATCAATTTAAAAGAGATTATTACGTTTAATTTGAATTTAATAGAGCTACCTTTCAATTTAACACGGGTTGTAACTACCAATTTACTGGTTAATGTTATAAAAACTGCACCCATAGTCATAGAAGAGCCAGCACAATGAGTAGTACACAAGCGATTATTAAGCAGGGTGATACGACTGATACTTTCCAGGTATCTCCCTTTCCGTTAGGCGAACTCGTTGAAAACTTATCTGATGCCGGCTGGACATGTCGTTCAGTTGTTATTCCCCGAATAGGCGTCGCTCCAGTCATTGACAACCCCGTAACTACCAAAACAGTAGATGATCTTTACTTTGAAACCTCACTAGCCTCGCCAGACACCGATATTCTGGATGCAAAGGCTTATATCTGGATCATTGAGATCGAAAATCTACTTACAACACCCATTTATCGAAGGGAGCACCATATTTCCCTGGTTGTGGAAAGACAGGGTGCTCTTGCTCTTACAGAAACTGAAACATGTTTCGATATCAATACCATCGGTACTGCAGCTGGTAGTTTTCTGGATATCGAAATAGTCGTTATCGATAATGCTGCATTACCCGGAGGAACGATCACTCGAGTCGACTTAAAAGACATTGGAGGCTCAGTTCTACAAACTGCTGGTGACGTTAGCAGTGTTGTCAACGGAGCAGACTTGGAAATCACTCTCACGGAAGATGTGGTAACCGCTCCCGTCGAAATTTGTTTCATAACTTAATATGGTAGCCAGAACCTTTATAGTCGCCAGAGGGCGCATCAACGAACTCGCAGAGCGAGTTATTCAAAACGATCCTGCGGCATCCATTCTGTTTATTGCTTATTACAAAGGCGCAATACAGGTAGATGCAACTCTTGAAGCTCACTTAACTAAAAGTGCAGTGGATGCTGGACAAACTATCTGTGATTTTACTAATTATGGTTTGGATACCAGCCGTGCTCTGGCTAATATTGTACGAACAATTTCAGGTACCGAACAATTCATAACCAGTGATAATATGATTGTCCTTCTTGCTGGTGGCACGTTAGATAATACAATCACTCGTGCAATGCTTTATTACGATGACGGCTCCGGTACGATAACATCTGGTAACGCACATGCGTCAATAGCAGGTACGCCCGCCGGGACAGTAGTCCCGGGCGTGGCGACACAAAATTGGGAAGTAGATGTAACGATTGATGGTGGTTCTCTGCAGCAATTAGCAATTGCAGTGAACATACTTGATGATTACGACACAATTGCAGCTACATTGAGTACTGCAATCGGTGGAGGTAGTTGTGCATTCGTTAGTGGTGATTTTGTAGTTACAGCTACCTCTACTGGTATTGAATCTACTGTTATAGTGGCTGCAGGTACTCTAGGAGTTACCAGTGACCTGTTTGCAGCGATTACAGCTGCAGCAGCAGGAAATCCAGCTATAACGTTTCCAGCGCCTACAGCAGGCTCTGACGGTACTGAGAGTGCCATACCTTTAGCACATTATGAATTTGGCGTAACAACATCAGGGATAGATACTGAATTTGAACCCGGTGCATCCGGCTTGTACAGGACCGGGTAATGGAAATTCAAATTGTCGAACAAGAAGTACAGAATATGGGTGCCGGCAGGTGTCACATATTTTTTCATGAGAATACCGTATTGGACGGGATTCTCATTCTTTTCATTTACCTTCCGGACGCAACTCCGGGGAAAGAATTATGGGCTGAGTTTCTCAATAAGTATCCCGATCCGATCTATTTCAGTACTCAGGATCCAGGCTATATAGGAAATCATTGCAAATTTCACGGTAACTATGGCGGAAACAAGGTATATAAATATGCCCGAAGCTGAATTTAAAGATGAAGGTCAGAATCCTAATGAAACAGAAGACTTAGACTTCGAGTCAACGGATGATGCCAATAAGCTTACAGACTGGAAAAATGAACCTTCTCTGGAAGATCTAAAAGCAGATCTGGAAGAAGCCCAGCCAAGCCAGGACTCTCACATCTCAGATGTTGAGAAATGGCGTGCCATGTATGACGGCAAGGTCAATTTTCCTACCAAGATTAATCGTTCAAAAGTGGTTCCCAAAACCATACGTAAGCAAGCTGAATGGCGATATACAGCATTATCTGAGCCTTTCCTGTCCGCTGATGACATGTTCGAAGTTGAACCCATTACCTGGGAAGATAAAGAACGTGCTGATCAGAATGCATTGGTTCTGAACCATCAAATGAATGAACGCATTGATAAACAGTCGTTTATCGATGAATACGTACGTACTGCTGTCGACGAAGGTACTGTAATTGTAAAAGTTGGTTGGATATCTGAAAAAGGACAGATTCAAGAAGATAAGCCTACTTTTGAGCACAGACCAATAACAGATCCTGAAAAGGGACTGGCAGCTCTCGAAGGCGAGAAAGAAATCCAGGAAATGAAAGAGTTTTCACCCCTGGAATATGCAGACATGCCGGCTCATCTCAAGAAAAATCATGAGTTGTTTATATCAACAGGTCAGCCTCATATACCGATTCATACTGGTTCTAAACGAATAAGCAAAGAAGGGTTCATTAAGAACCACCCAACACTATTAATATGCCCATATGACAAGGTCACCTTGGATCCCACGGTCAAGGGCGTACTGGCAGATGCTGCATTCGTTATTTACGAATTCAATTCTTCGCTGTCCGAATTAAAGAAAGACGGCAAATATAAGAATCTGGATCGTATCAATGCCAAAAACATCCTCTCAAATCCAGACGAAGACAGTGATACTGAAGAGGAACATGAATTTAAGTTCGTCGATAAGCCTCGGCAGAAGCTAATAGTAAAAGAATACTGGGGCTTCTATGACATAGATGGTAATGGCATGGTAGAGCCAATCATCTGTTCCTGGATTGGTGACGTTAAGATCCGGATGGAAAAGAATCCATTCCCGGATAAGCAAGTTCCTTTCGTAAAAGTAAAATATCTGCCTGTCATCAATCAGAATTATGGTGAGCCAGATGGTGAGCTACTGGCTGATAATCAGCAAATCATAGGTGCCGTAACACGAGGCATGATCGATATGATGGGCCGATCTGCTGCGGGGCAGCAGGGAGTCCGAAAAGACGCCTTAGATGTTGTTAACTCACGCAAGTTCGAAGATGGTGAGGATTACAAGTTTAATTCTAATGTGGATCCACGTCAGGCATTTCAGATGGGAGAATTCCCACAGATACCAGGATCAGCATTGGACATGATTAATCTTCAGAACTTTGAAGCTGAAGCTATCACTGGTGTAAAAAGCTTCTCCCGGGGAATTAGTGGAGATGCATTAGGTTCGGTAGCCACAGCTGTACGTGGTGCTCTCGATGCTGCTTCCAAGCGTGAGCTTGGTATCTTACGCCGGTTAGCTGATGGCATGGAAGAGATTGGACGTAAGTTTGTCAGTATGAATGCTGAATTCCTGGATGACGAAGAAGTAATTCGTATTACCAGCGATGAATTCGTAAAAGTACGCAGAGATGACCTGGCTGGTCATTACGATATTAATTTATCGATTAGCACTGCAGAGTCTGATAATGAAAAAGCTCAGGAACTGGCATTCATGCTTCAAACTGGTGCTTCAACATCAGATCCAGGTGAAGTTCGCATGATTCGTGCTGAAATAGCTCGGTTACGTAATATGCCTGCTTTAGCCAAACGTATTGAAGAATATGAGCCTCAACCTGATCCGCTTGCAGTAGAAATGCAACAATTAGAGATTCAGAAGATTAAAGCTGAAATTGCGGACCTTAATGCCAAGGCTGCTGAAAATACTGTTGATGTCGATCTTAAAACAGCTAAGATTGCTACTGAACAAGCTAAAGCACGGGATATGGGCAGTGATGCTGATCAGAAGGATCTTAACTTCCTTGAACAGAAGGAAGGGGTGTCTCATGACCGTGATATGGACAAACAAGACAGTAAGAACCAGGGTATGCTCGACTTGAAGGCTGCTGATGCTGTTATAGGTAAACAAGAGTCTGAAAACAAAGCAAAGGAAGATAAACCTGGTGTAGTAGCTTCCATATTGAAAAACTTTAACCTATAATCGCGAAAACACCTTTAACAGGAGTTAAGTAATGGGAAAAGATGTATTTACACCAATTGCAGATGTAATTGCTGCTCTTGCTTCTAGTGAAGGCAGTCTTGCTAATACTTCTGTAGATGCCAATACAACGAATGCTGATGCTACGTTTTATTTAAATGTAACTGCTGCAAGTGGCACAACACCTACATTGGATGTAGATATCGTAGCTGAAGTTGATGGTGTTGACTTTATTCTGGGATCAATTGCACAAGCTATAGCAGCAGGTGTATCGGTACCGGTTATCGTCCCGAATTGTCCTTTGGTGGTAAAAGCAGTGTATGCTATCACTGGTACTACGCCTTCATTTACTTTTAAGGTAATTTGTAATCGTCCACATTAGGAAATAACTTTATGTCACAGTCTGATATTGAACACTTGGAAATCGAAATGGACTTCGCCAAGGAACTCATCAGTCTCAATGAAGATATGGTTAAACTATTTGATTATCCACCATTCAAGAGACTGGTCCTGGAAGGGTATTTTAAAGATGAACCGGTACGCCTGGTACAGCTTAAGTGCGATGCCGAGTTCCGAGCTGAAGACAAGCAGATCCTTGTCGACCGACAAATCTTTGGTATTGGTGCATTAACCCAATACTTCAGTCGTATTGAACGTGGGGCTGCTATGGCTCAGGAAGGGATGAACGATATGGAAAACACCCATGAACAGTTATTGGATGAGGCAGTTTAATGGCTGATGAACTTTCTCTTGAAGAAGACTCTTCATTTGATGATTCGGAAGGACCGCTAGATAAGGATGAAAGTGGTTTAGAGGGCTTTGATGGTGACATCCTAGACCTTCCGGACGACAAGCTAGATAAAATGACTCCGGAACAGATTGCTGAATTATCTGTTAAGGAAGCCAAACCAGCTAAAAAGCCTGAGGCTGAAGCTGATGAGGGTAAACCCACTTCAGTGGGTTTACCCGAAGAGTCCGGTGAAGATCCTAAAGCGGAGTTAACTGATGGCGAGAAAAGCGAAAAAGAAAAAGCGGACGCGGAGGAAAGCGCCCGGGGGTTACTAAATTCTGAGGACGAGGGTGCACCAGAGGTGCGGGCTGAGTCCGAATCAGCAGAGACAGCTGATAAAGAAAAGGCTGCGGCAGGAGATAAGTCGCCAGCTAAAAAGACCGACAGTAAGGCAGAAAAAGCCAAACCTGACGGCAATGTTGACTACAAACAAGAGTATGAGAAGCTCTTGGCACCTTTTAAAGCTAATGGTAGGGACATTCAGGTAGATACCGTAGATGATGCTATAACCCTTATGAGAATGGGGGCTAACTACAACAAAAAGATGGCTGCACTTAAGCCCAATCTGAAAATTGTTAAAATGTTAGAGCAGAACGACCTACTGGATGAGGAAAAAATTGGGCATTTGATTGATTTGTCCAAACATGATCCTGGTGCTGTTGCCAAGCTCTTAAAAGATGCAAAAGTTGATCCGTTGGATATCGATACGGAAAATATCGATTATAAACCAGCGAATCACCAGGTAAATGACGCGCAGTTTGAGTTAGACCAGGTAATTGACGATATCAAGGATAGTCCGTCTTTTCCAAGAACTATTGATGTTATTAGCAATCAATGGGATAAACAGAGCAAAGATATTGTTCTCAATGATCCTAGAATTATTACCGTAATCAACGACCACGTTGAATCGGGCATATTTGATCAAATAGTTTCCGTGATGGATAGAGAGCGCATGTTGGGTAACCTTGAAGGTACACCTGATATTGTTGCTTATAAAGCGATAGGGGAAACCTTAACGCAGCAGGGTAAGTTCAAGTCAAATGGTGCTACTTCACCTCAAGAAGCCACCAAACCGACCGAAGAAGACACTGCAGCAGCTGAAGAACGCGAAGCAAAGCGTACGGCAGCAGCATCCACGAAAAGTTCGCAGTCAACTAAGTCCAATAGTGAGGACTTTGACCCCTTATCGATGCCTGATGAGGAGTTTAGTAAGATGACTGTACCAGGACTTTATCGGTAACTTTTTTTTAATTTGACCTAGAGGAAATAATTGTGGCTCATTCAGGTTTTGAACATGGTCAGGAGTACGGCGCGAATATCGATGGCGATAATGCATCGATTGGCGCGAGTACCCAGATCAATCCGGCGTACTTTTTCAAGAAAGCACTCATTGAAATTGTTAAGGAACGCTATTTCGGTCAGCTTGCTGACGTACGTGCGATGCCTAAAAATATGGGTAAAACCATCAAACAGCATCACTATCTGCCACTGCTTGATGATCGGAACGTGAACGATCAAGGTATTGACGCCCTCGGCGTTGTTACCGTGCAGGGTTCATTTCACGCGTTTTACATCGCATCAGGTAACACCCTGGTTCTCGATGCAACAATGGCTGGCAATGCTGCCGGTTATGCCGATGTAGCAACTGGTGAAGCCGTCATAGGCTTCGATCCTACCCTGCACGTAGTTACAGCAGGTGATGGTCAGTTGTATGGCTCTAGCAAGGACGTTGGTACCATTTCTTCTCGTATGCCTGCTCTTACTGAGCACGGTGGTCGTGTTAACCGCGTTGGTTACACTCGTAAGACCATTCAGGCTACCCTCGAGAAGTACGGCTTCTTCGACGAGTACACTCAAGAGTCCCTCGACTTTGATACCGATGCTGATCTGCTGATGCACATCACCCGGGAAACATTGCGTGGTGCGAATGAGATCGTGGAAGATCTGTTGCAGAAAGACTTGCTGGCAGGTGCCGGCGTAATCGTCTTTACCGGTGACGCTACTCAGCGTTCTGAATTATCCGGTGAAAACGCTGCTGACGACCCATTAGATTATGATGATCTGATGCGTCTGAGTATCACTCTGGATAACAACCGTTGTCCGAAGGGTACTACCATGATCACGGGTTCTCGGAACATTGATACCCGGACTGTGGGTTCAGCTCGCTTTATTTACTGTGGTTCTGAAATGATCCCCACCCTGGAACGGATGGTAGATCTACACAGTAATAAGGCATTCGTCCCTGTCGAGCAGTACGCATATTCTGGTAGTACTCAGCCAGATATGAACCGTGCAGCTCAAGGCGAGATCGGTGCTATCGGTCATCTCCGTTTTATCGTTGTACCTGAGATGATGAGGTATATGGCTGCAGGTGGAGCTGTTACGACTAACAGTACTCCCCCGTACCAGACCACTACCGTCGATAGTGTCGAAAGCTACGATGTATTCCCACTCCTGGTTGTTGGATCAGGTTCATTCACCACTGTTGGTTTTCAGACTAATGGCAAGACTGTGAAATTCAAGATCACTCACAAGAAGCCAGGTCGTGAGACTGCGGATCGTCATGATCCTTATGGTGAGACCGGGTTCTACTCAATCAAGTGGTACTACGCGTTTATGGCGCTTCGTCCCGAGTGGCTTGCTCGAGTTGAGACTATTGCTGAGGTCTAATCCTTCGCGGTAGGAATTGACATCCTCTCCCAGTATGTGCTGGGAGAGGTTTTTCACTTAATTAGGAAAGAATCATGGCAGAAGAAACTCAATCAGAGATTGAACAGCTTAGGCAACAAGCCAAAGATCTGAACATCAAACATCACCCTAAATTGGGGGTAAAAAAATTAAGCATACTGGTTGCAGAAGCAAACGGCATACCAGTACCACAATCGGTAGTAGCTGAACCAGCTGCCGCCCCAGCGCCAGCGGCGGCAGTCGAGCCGGTGAAACCCAAAAAGAAAACTACGGTTTCTGCAGCTGAAATAAACAAGGCACGGGGTCTTCAGAACATTAGAGAAGCCAAACATCTAGTTCGTATCCGCCTTACCTGCATGGACCCGAACAAAAAGGAATGGGATGGCGAGATCATCACCGTCCAGAACAAAAAAGTTGGTACTCTTCGTAAGTACATCCCGTTTAACAACGAAAACGGGTATCACGTACCAAAAATGATTCTTAACGTATTAAAAACCAAACAATGCCAAGTATTCCATACTGTGGTTCGTAATGGTGTAAAAGTACGTCAAGGGAAGCTGGTACCTGCATATGCTATTCAGGAATTGCCACCAATAACCAAGGATGAATTAAAAGCAATTGCTACTCGCCAGGCTGCTCAAGGTGAAATGGAAGATAGTTAATTGTGTTTATTGTCGGGAATCCTATAACAATATCGTGGATAGTAGGCAGAACATCAAAAACGATTCCCTCTTCGACTTTTGATATAACCCTTCATGACCCGAGTGGTGCTGTAATATACACAGATGATGCGCCACTCACCTATTTAGCACCAACTGCAACAGAAACCGGTTTAATCACTTACGTATGCCCCGCTTCCAATCCCGGGGTATGGCGTATTCTATTGAGCACTGGTACTGCCAGTACTTACCTTTTATTAGATACTGTCAGACTTTCAGTACGTAACAACACAGCAAATTTCGAAACCAGACTAATTGCACTTCCCACTCCGGATCCACGAACAGGTGCAAAAGGTCCAATCGTACAAGGACCCTTATTTGGTCCTCATCTTGCTATAAGCGCTATGGCTACTAATGGCGTTGACAAGATTATGATTACTGGTAATGAAAATCCTTTAGGTTTAGGTATCTGGATTACAGATATGCAATTTCAGAATGAAGTTTTTAAACCATTTGCACCAACTTTGCCACCACCAGGTCTTAATTCATGGACAGGATGTGGATATGGTGATGGCACATGGTTTATAACATCACTATTTGGAGTAACTTATTGGTCAGATGATGATGGTGATAACTGGACTCAATCAATATTTCCTGATGCTGCTCTTCGAACATCTTCTGATGGAAATTGGTACTCTGAGAATCTGGATATTCATTACTGCGCTTATGGTGCTACACATTACTCAATAGATAATTGCAGGAATTTTCTAGCACAGCAAAATGGTGGTGATGCTCTTCCAGTTGGTGACTCTATATACAGTCATATTGAAAACCCATTTGGTGGAAATAACTTACTTGTAGTAGGTGGAGGACAAGAACATATGCACCACACCACTGCAGGAGGTCAGTCCCAAGATAACGCTAGCTGGACAAGTCAAGACACTGGTTTCTCCCCTTCTGTTTATAATATTCAACATGCGGTAGGAGTAAACCCTACTACTGGGTGGTTATATATGGCGGGACATAACACACCAATTTACATGTTACGGAGTATTGATGGATTTACTTGGCAAGACATACGCCCAGCAGGTGATCTTCTAGGTGTTATTACTAATGCGGTTAGTTTTATGCAGTTTCTGCCTGGACTTGGAGCTAATGGAGAATTTTGGTGTCAGACACAAACAGGTCCTGATAGCTGGTATAAATCACTTGATGGAGTTACATATGATTTTCAAGGACTCGGGGATTATGGAGATCAACCTTTTGAAGGTGTAAGTAGAATGCAAAGTTGGGATGACAACTCTGCAATAACATTACCTAATGATGGTTATGCTGTGGTTGCTCTTGGTCCAAATATAGGTGGCTTACAATTTTATATTTCTCACTATGCCAGGGCAGAAATCTAATATGCCTCATATTCTTGATACCACAGTAGTAGTTACCTGGATTTTGGCAGTAAATGGTAGTCCACCAGTAGAAGCTGATTATGATGTTCTAATAAGTAAACCTGATGGTACAACAGAATATATCGAAAGTGGTTTAACTTCTCATACAGCACCCACTGCAACGGAGCAAGGAGAAGGTACATATGACGCATTAGTTGATCAACTTGGCCTTTGGGTGTTTCAATTAAATGATGGAACTAGCGCATCATTTACAGCATACTCCACGCATGAGATATATGTGGTTGATCCTGATGACCCAGCAATTGATACAACATATGTGACCTTTTTGGATCCAACAATACACGATTTAGGTACATAAAATGGCTGATATTGCAGTAAGTGACCTGACTAATGCTACATCGTTATCTAATGGTACCGGTGTATTCGATAAGCTAATTCAGGCGGTAGAACTCCGTATTGAAAACCAGTTCCAGAAAGGAAGGATTACTGGCACGGACTTCGCTACAGTTTACCTGGGAAGCTTGCAATCAGTACTGACCCAGTCAATTACTTTCATATTGCAGGAACAGGAAGCTGGTCTCAAAGCTGACGTATTAGACAGACAGGTTCTTAAAGTCGAAGAAGAGATCGCTGGTATAGTTGCATCGACTGCTAAAGTTTACGCAGAAATTGCCCTACTGAATCAGAAGCAGGTAACTGAACTTGCACAAACCAGTAATCCTACTGGTGGTATCACCTTCGCTCAGAAGGGATTACTCGAAGCACAAACCAAGGGCTTCAGTGGTAAACACGAGAATGATCTGCTTAAGATCATGCTAGATACCTGGTCAGTAATTTATTCCATTAATGATGGTGAACTGCTCAATACTGATGTAGGTATTCCAAACTTCCTGGAAGATCCTGCCCCAGTTACTGGATTCTCTATGCCGGATGTGGACGCTCAAGTCGATGTCTCCAGTGGTATATTCAGTCCATGAATTTCATTCAACGACTTAATAAAATTATCAGGGGCATTAATGGAGTACCTATTTGGGGTGATAAATCCATACTTGAGGCAAAGTTACCCAAGATAGGCTTTCCCTTATTGTTTTATAGACTGGATAAGGTATTCAAAACATTTCCTTACATATATTTTGCTGGTCAGAACTTTGATGAGATAACTGCCAAGAGTCTTCAAGAACATCATGAGAATACAGCAATATAAAGAGGATGCTCTTTTACACGAACAACTAAAAGCAGACTTCGAAAAATATAATAATCAGCCAATCGATGATTGGCAAAGCACGTATTACCTGGCTCATATTCGTTCAGCTATAGCAAATGATGAGTGCTGGATCACGGATGATGATTCAATCATGGTTATCAATGATAACCTGCTGATCTATTCAGTCTGGAATGGAACCGCTCTCGATGACTTCTTATTTCTATTTGAAACCCTGGAACCTTATAACGATCTGCGTGTTGTGCCATTAGGCAAATACTTTCATGATCTTTCCTGGTTAATGAATAATGTCAGTATGAAAAAATTTCATCTTGGACAAGTCAGCTGTATACGCCTTGAAATAGCCAAATATGATATTCCAGATATAAAGGAATATTTCTAATGGGCGGTATTATTGATGCAATAAAATCCGTCTGGGATAAACTCGTCGATGCTCTTGAAGCTGTAGTCAGATTCGTATGGGACGAAATTGTTGCGCCTATAGCAGAAGCAATATTTAATCTACTTGGATTTGAAGACGAAACTATTATTACTGCCTATGTGGTTTCTTCTTCTCTTTATGGATCCGAAGGTTATGTAAACCCCTTTAAAAAGATACCTATTCGCCGGGTAACTTTTGGTACAGGAATGTACGATGAGATAATGAATATCTTCATTTCTGGTGATCATGTTCGAATTCGAGTAATGCTCCGAAAAGTTGAAAAGAATGGGCACACTCCTACCAGTACCGTAATAATAGCTACGCTACCTTATGCTGAATTAACGCTCATCATCGAAGGAATTGAAGGGGAAGCTATTACAATTCAGAGAGCACAGGTAATTCTTCCAACTATTTTTGAATACTGCAGATCTTATCTGTTTGAAAATCCAGGTTTAACTGGATTCACTTTTGATGCAACGCAGCAATCTTTGATTGGTGTATCAGGTGTGTTTTATTTGAATATGAGTAATCCATTTGTATTCGATGTGGTTAACAATACTTTTGATATAAATGTTATAGGAAATATTGCGTATAAAAATACAGTATCAAATGCAGTAAATGCGTTAGCAGCTCCTGCTGCTACGCAAGCAGTAAGAACAGTTGTAAATACTGCTCCTAATATATTATCTTCCCCGGCTCCCACGTTTAACGTAGACCTGGGACCCCCTATTGTTGTAACAGTTGATACTGCAATCGACGATGCTGCAGCAACACCAGCTGTAACAGAAGCAAAAGTTATTACTGTAGATACTGCTATTGATGATCATGTCCCCTCACAAGATACAGAAGGCACCCAGTTAGATGCTACTGAATCAATTCTGGAAGACTTAATACCAATATCAGTACTTCCTAAAAAGCAATTTGAAGTTATGTATACGCTGGATTCAGATCTTGCTCTTTTGCCAGAAAAACGTTGGTTCTTTTACGAATTAGAAGACCCTCCTGGACAGTTATATCCTCAATTATATGCTTCATCTCCTGCGTACCCTTCAGGCGATAAGCAATTGGTATTGCCTATTACTCCAATAAAAGAAAGGAATTTATGGCTTTATAAAACCCCTGATGAGCAAAAATCAAAAGATGTTAAACGTGAATTAAAGCGCTTTGGTTTAGATCTAAAAGATATATCTAAGGGGATTGAAGATGATGTTGATGGAAATGGGGATGATGTAAAAGGCGTTTATGTAATGTTTGGTATAAACATAGCAACAGCAGCTGACCAGGCTCAGATTAACTACCTTTTTAAATACTTCCTGGACTACGCAACATATTTTCCAGACTTGGATCCAAATGAATATATAACAGTAAAAGCAGATAGGGATTTTGTAAAGGAATGGTTGGATGGTTTAACGTATACCAACGTAACGTATGATAATAATCAGGAATTTTATGAATTAGCTTTTCAAGATGATCCAAATCGAATGACGGATTTAATAGGTGAATACGTTGACCCAGCTTATGTAACCTACCAGGATCTATTTGATATTAATCCACTCACTGCAGCGGGTGAAGTCTTTGGTTTCCAAAATAATCCTTCTTATGAGGACGTAGTTGGTCCCCGTATTGAAGAAACGTACGATTCAATAAAGAACAGGGTCCAAGCAAACCAAACTGATTTTACAATTAGTCGAGATGATTATAATTTTACCGTGTCATATGGAGCACTTGAATCAGCAATTATTGCAGGAGATATTGGAGATGGAACTGTAGGTAACGTAGAAAAAGTTATCGTAGCAGCAGATTACACTTTGATTCTGCGAAAGCAGACTTCTATCGGTCAATATACTGAAGTAAAAGTACTCGATCTTACTGGATTTAGTTTTGTAAGAGCTGATACTGGTAATGTTTATCTGTCCGCAGCTGACTTTATTGGTGATGATGTAGATACTGTTAATGTTAAAAACAACTTTGTATTACCTATTACTTATGGATACATTCTGGAAGTAGGTATAATTGAACGAAAAGAACTTCTATATCGATCACTGCAGATGTTGTTATTTGGGGTTAACGTAACGCATCTTCGTTATTATGAAACTGAAGCATTTGGAAAGTTTTTTAGTCTTGTATTAAAAATAATCGCTATAGTGGTTCTGGTTGTATCATTTGGTAGTGCAAGTACTGTATCAGAGATCTTATGGACTGCTGCAACCTTATACGGTAGTAAACTACTGGTTGAATATGTAATACAACAAATATTGCTATCAAATCCAGATAGTAAGCTGGCTTTATTCCTGGCATTCGCTGTAGCTATAGTTGGTGCTTTTGCAGGTGATTTTAGTACACTAGAATTTAGCTTAGAAGCAGCACTGTTAAGTATTAATGCTTTATCTCAAGTAACTACTGCATATGTTGAAATAAAGACACTTGAGTTACTTGAAGAGTCTGCAGACTTCCTAGAAAGCTCTACAGAAAAGAATGAACGACTTCAACAGGCTATTGATAACGCTGATGTCGGAAGTGACGCATTTCTTGACTTCGTTAAGGAGACTGTCACAATGAGGTTTACTGACCCCTCTATATTCTATGAACATCGGCTGACGAGGAACCTAGTAGACCAAGCGCTAGATCTGGATAGCTTCAGTGATGTAGAACGGTTACTAGATCTTAGCAGTATGTCACACGAGTTCCCACAGGCGTAGAATTATGGCATTAGGAACAGAGAGATTTGGTAGTCCATTCACATCGCTCACTGCGGCACCAACCTCAACTCAATTATCTCAAATTGGTATACCTTCCCCAAATGTTGGACAACGATTAGGTGGTATTGGTGGGGGTGCAGGTAGAGGCGCAGCACCAGCTCCAATAAACTTTACTGGAGTTGATCCAAGTAGTGGCGGAACAGATATTAGTTTTGGTCTATTCGATCAAACAAATGCTGATGGAATAAAAACACAGCAAGGTTTAGTCAATCCCATCTTGGGTGGCTTAACCAGCGTATTCAATATCTATTCTGGATTAAAGAGCCTGAAACTTCAGGAAGAAGGGCTGGACTTCCAGAAAGACGCATTCAATCGTAACTTCGCAGCTAGTAAAGCTGCATTTGAAAATCAATTACGTGGTCAACATAGTCGATCTGCCTTCTTAGGAGGTCAACAGGGCGTTTCATCAGATCAATTTGTAGCTGACGCAGCAAACTTCTCATGAGGAGCTTCTAATGGTAGCCCGTGCTCAATTTCGTAATGTCGGAGTACCTCAACTCAACCTGAATGCTGCATCTCAGGCTGTTGCACTTCGTGCCATTAATAAAGGTTCTGAAGGACTTCAAAGTATTATTGGTAATTTAGGTGGTACCACAGAAGCCAATAAAGCAATTCAACGTGATGTCGACATTAGTAGCTTACGTTCCTTGGCTGCCCAGGAACTGGGTGGAGCCAATGCTGGTGGTACCCTGGAAAACTTCAATACCAATCTTGATAACTTCTTGGCATCAAATGAGGCTGTTACTAAAAACCTCGGAACAAAAACTCTTAATAATTTTCGTAGTAATTTTGAAAAGACACTAATCAATACCCGCGCCAGTAATGAAAACCGGGATCTCACACTGGAACAGCGTGCTGATACCAAGCTTGCTAAAGAGAGAGCTGAAGATGTATTTCAGCGTAGAGAAACTACCCGTCTTCAAAACGAGGCTGCCAGAGGTACCGTAGGTAATCTGGAGACTAACCGTGCTGCGTTATTGAAAAGATTCAGAGAGAATCCTGATTCTCTAACACCTGCAGAAGAAGACAGCCTGGACAATACCAGGTATATCACTGATCTTAATCGACAGCTGGAAATAGACTTTCCTAATGCCAGTCCCGAATTTTTAGCTGGTCTTGTTAATCGATCAAAGGGATTGATTCAAGATACAACTTTTAGTGCAGCTGAAAGAACAGCAATAGCCCAAGCTACACAACGAGCAGACCGGAGATACCAGGAACAGGTAGCTACTTTAGCTAATTCACGGAAGTTCGATCTCAAAGTATTTGATAATCTTTCTGATTTGGACCCCAAATATGGTCCAGGTGATGGTGGTGGTGCAGCAAATGAATATATTGCTTTCCTAACCAAACAAGGTGGTGGGGAATTGCCTGATGGTTCTGATGATGTTGGACAACAATTTACTAGCCTTTTTAATCAGTATATTGGTTTGACTGAAACAAATGCTGCTGGACAGCAGGTTCAAAAATTCCATGCATCTGATATTACCAAAGCAATAATTAGTAAAACAGAGGGAGCAGATTCAGCATTCCTTATTGATTTTGATGCATCAATTGATGAAACAGGTGTTGCTGATCTTATTCAAATTGCTAAGGACGGTCGTTTGCAAAACGAAGCAAATAAAAGACGATCACGTATTGGACAATTGAGTGGGAATATTACCCCTACAGAGCGTCAAATAGCTGCAGCACAAGCAACAGCAGCAGGACTTACTGTACCTCCGGCGTCTGCGGTCGCTGACGCGCCTGCAGCGCCTGTCCTTCCAGCAACAACACCTCCACCTCTTTTAGCAGCTCCTGCAGCGGTTGACTCACCAGTTATTGATGCTGAAGTAGGTGCTCCTGCATTACCAGCTCTTCAAGCTGGAGCAGAAACTCAAGCGCAAATAGCTGCATTACAAGAGCAGGCACGCCTTGGTGCAGGCGTAGATAATGCTATAACTCCACAGGAGTTGGCTAATCAAGTTACGCCTCCCCCAGTGATACCGGAACAGTTTGTAAATCCACAAGCACCACCATCACTAGCTGAACAGCCACAGGTTGCAGCACTTATTCAAGAAGGCAACTTAAGTGCTGAAGAAGTTCAACGAGCAGTTATTGAAGCCCGTTCTACGGGTAAAACTGTAGCGGAATTACTTACAGAATTAATACTTCGACGTAGGCAGTAATGGCTCAGTTTGCCTTCAGTGAAAATGCTGATGCACAAAAGCAACAGGCTTTAGACATAGTAGCAGAACTAAAAGCCGAAAATGCCGACCGCAAAGCAGCAACCTTAACTCCTGACACAGAAGCTTCTATTCAGGGCTTGCGCGATCTTACGTTTCAGAGACAGCAGGTAACAGGAGTCGGAGAAACTGCTCAAGGTCTTATTGATGAAATAGCCCCAACACCTAACATTGGTGCCCCCAGCGGAGTGGCACTGGCTGATCCTAATCAAATAGTACGTAATCAGGAAGATCCTAATCCAGTATTACGTTTTCCCGGGGATGCACCGGAAGATATACTTACCACTGATCTATTTGATTCCAGAACTCCTTTGGATGCAGCAAGCGCTCTGGGAGCGGGTGTTGTAAATACCGCTGGAACTGTATTGAATTCTTTTGTTGGTGCGCCGGCAGAGTTTGTAGCTACCTTTGGATCCGGACGTACTCAGGAAATTCTAACCAAAGAACGTAATGGTGTTCCGCTTACCCAGGAAGATCAGGCATATAAGCTTACATATGACTTCCTGACTCAGGCACAAACTGCCGAAACAGTGGAAGGCGCTCTGAGCACGGCTGAATCTGTATTCGAGCAAGGTGCTGACTTCGTTAAAACAAAGCGAGCAGCTCAGTCTCAGGAACAATTACAAGAAGCTTTAGGCGCTACCTTCGATCAGGAAGGATTTACGGTCTCTTTTGTAGGTGATTTGGTTAACAACCCATTGGGTTCCCTGAATTACCTGGCAGAGTCACTGCCATTCATGTATGCAGCTGCAAGTAAAGCAACTCGAGTTCCCTTTGCTGTAGCGTTTACCAGCGAGAACTATCGAGCTGGCTTGGATATTTACGAAGAAACCTTCCAAGATATTCCGGATGCCGGTGAAAAGGCTCTAATACTACTTGGATCAGCGTTCATTGCTGCCATAAACAGTGCCGCAGCAAGGTTTGTTACTGGAGAAGCAGTAGCAGCGAATATGGGTACCAGGCTGATGAAAACATCAGTAGCAGAGTACCTTACAGCCACTGCAACCAAGATAGGAGCTAAATTAACGCCTGCAGAGAGCAATAGGCTCGCTGCAATGCTACTTAAAACTGGTAGAACAGTTGCAACCCCTATAGTAAACATAGGTACCAAAGCTTCAGTTGAATTCGTGGAAGAGGGTATTGAACCTATCGTAGCAGCAGCTACTGCCAGGCAAACACTCGATTTTACTCAAACGGAGAAGAAAGAAGCTTTTATTGGTGGTTCTATTGGTTTTGCAGCTGGTGGTGGTACTAATGCACCCATTACACTATTAAAAGCAAGTACAGAGAAGCTTGTAGACCGTCAGGAACGTGTCCTGAGGCAGCGTGAGGACGCTAAAGCAGCTGCGGGCAATCAGACTGCTGCAATTCTTGATACGGTCGGTAGAGAGGCTCCTGAGTACCGTACAGAGAACGATGGAGCTACTTTAGACACTACAGGTGATTATGATCCCCTGAGAAAGGCTCAGGAAGGTCCTGCTGATGAAAACAGCATTAGTGATCTTCATGAAACCATAGGGCACATACGAAACGCTAATCGAGTAAATCAAACCTTTACTGAAGAAGAATTAACACAGCAGAAAGTACAAGACTATGCTCATGCTACTGCTGAACAAGTAGCAATAATTGCTGCATATCAGGAACAGATTCAAAATATTGCTCAAGGCAATATTAGATCAATAAAGGATGGTCCTCTGGATCAGGTACCTGGCAAGACTGCAGAGGTCCTGAAAGATGTGTTCTTTGGTTCCGATGCGCCACCAATAAACCTGGAACACGTACAAGACCTGCTCCAGCAATTCAGGGAGAGCAAAGATTCATTTACTGCTGAAGAGCTAACTGAAATACGAGAAGCACTGGGTCTGGCTGATGATGTCAAGAAAGGTGAAGACGCAGTACTTGCCACAGAAGTACCTACCAGTAAAAAAGGCAGAACAGCTTCAGATGTCCATGAAGAAATTATTAATGGAACTCTCAAGAAAGATGGATCTCGAGACAATAAAGGTGGAGCTACGTACCGCAGCCGCCTCAGCGGCTTCATCAATACTGGTAATGCAACTGCTTTTGCAAAGGAAATGGAGCAACTGGATAACTTTATAGAAAATCAGAAGTCAAAATTACCAGACGGACATGCAGGCAGACAAGGTTCAACCGAAGTATGGTCAGACAAAGAAGGAAAAGACATACGTTTCAGAATCAAAAATCAATTACCAGCGATTATTGAAGAAGTAACTTACCTGGAAGCAATAAGAGCAGAAGCAAACGCTACTCAAACAAGGCAACTCTCGAGCGTGGCAGCCCCTGGGGTAGCCTCTGCGGATCCAGGGGCAGTGCCTGCGAGTTCAGAAACTTCGGAAGCCCCGGACGCCAAAGAAGAGCGGAGTGCAGTACAACGGAGCGAGCGTACGGGTCTTTCGTCAGAAGTGACAGCTGAGGACACCACGAAGGTTCCCCGGAGTGGGGAATCTGTAGAGCGTGAGGAAGGCGTTGTTGCCGACGAGGAAACGGAAGAATCCATAACGGAGGGGATTACCGAGTCAGAAAGGACAATACCCGAGACTGGAGCGGTCCCTGCAAGTGAGCGTGGTAGCGAAACGAGCGTCGAAGACGCTGCACGGGTCCCTCAGTCGAGTCAAGAAACTAGCCCCGAGGTTTCTAGCCCAGAAACCGAGTCCGTAGCCGATGCCGCCGAGGCGGAGAGCAATGCGGAGCCTGGAGCGGTAGAGGCTGCAACCAAGAATCCGAATCTTGAAGGATTATCTGTAGAAGCAGGTACTATCAAAGAGGCGAAGAGCAATAAAGGTAGGGATATACGATCTATTGCAACTCAATTTAAGAACTCAGCTAAAAACCTGAAAGATCAAATTTTATTGCGAACCGGTGCACTAGGCAGCGGTTTTGATGTATTCCTTGCAACTCTGAAAGAGATGAATCCGAATCTGAATACAAAAGTTAATTCAGATGATTGGACAGATATAAGAGCAATATATACACGGTACGAAGTCTATAAGGAAATATTTGATACAACTCAGTCAGCAGAGTTGGGACCTAATCGTACAGCGAAGACTATATTTGGAGCTAATTACGCAGATAACCTGGTACTGGGACTGGCTACTATCAATGATAAAGGGGTACCAGAACTTCGTCCGGAAATAATAGCAGCAATGGCAATGGCTAGTGCTCTATGGATCACAGAGGATTCATATCGGACTCTTAACGTTGATGCACGAGTCCTGGAGAAGTGGTTTGGTGTCGACGAAAGGGAAATTGATCCCCGGGTAATAAATGAGTTCCGTGACAAGGGTATCTCACGTAGTTTGGTGGCTAATGACATTGGTAGACGTGTATATGAGAGTTTAGGTATCACTACTCAAGATGAAGCTGCTGTAGGCTCAAAAGAGAAGCTTATAAATGCATTGGGACAGCTAACCATAGGTGTGATGTCCGAAAACAAAGAAATAGAGTTAAATACCCGCAGTCAAAAAGATATTAATGACCTATTCTGGGGTACAGATCGTGCGAGACAGCCTGCAGAAGCTGCAACCAATACTCAGAGTACCAAGATCCAAGTTGTTACCGTAAGAGTACGAAGTATCGTAAATCCTGAGACAGGCTTTGATCAGGTACATACGGGGTTCTTTAAAGAAGGTGTAGACAAGACGGGTCGCAACGTTCCGGGCGTATTTAAAAGAAATCCTGATATGAGCAAAGCTCTATTTAATATGCCCCGGGAGCATAAGGGACCTTTGGAAGAGCCTAAAACCGAGGTAAATACTAATGTCCGAGGTGGTCCTACTGAATTGACAGCTGAACAGCAAAAAGAAATGGCTGCTGCTCAGAAGATTGAACATCGTACCGCAATGAATACGGCGGGGCTGCTCGTAGAGCTGGGCCGTCCGTTCATGCGTAAGCTGCTTGGTTATATTGATAACGTCGAAGACGTGTCGCATATCGATAACTTAGGCAGTAATACCGGTCAAAATCTTGAAATCGAAGAAAATATTACCCACCTGCTTGAGCACGTAGGTGCCAAGGAGGAGGGCGGTAATGGCTTCAATGCTGACGACAAGCCTTTCTTCTTTGGAATATTCGCTACGTCTAACAGGAGATCTTATTACGATACAAACCAGTTTAATCCGCAGGATACAAAGCTGCACCGACACAGCATCAAGCTAAATAATAAGCCAGCCGAGATACCCACCGACGTGGGGAGCGAGTCATTTATTCCATTCCTGTTAGCTATAACGACAGGTCTCGGCATTGCTGACGATAAAGTGCTGTTAGCAGATCATATTACGAGGTTTAACGCCTTCGCTAAAGAGAACGGCGCAGCTATTAATAAAGCCATTAAAGACAAAAATGGTGATGCAATCCTGGAATTACTTCCGGATCAAAGCGCTCATGCATTCCAGGCACTGGTTGAATTCAATGTCTGGTTCGAAGCGCAATCCGACGGCGCTGAGTCATTTATCTCCGACATGACTATGGAAACTGACGGTGTCACCAACGGTGCTGCCATTGGATTTATGCAATTAGCTCACTCTTTTAATGCAGATGCTATGTGGAGCTGGTTAGAAAGAATGGGTATCTACCGTAAATCGAGCGGTATTAAAGGCTTTCAGGACTGGAAAAGCCAGAATAATGACGATAGCTATCAACATATGGCTCGTAAAGTTGTAGCTAATTTTGCTAAACAGGCAAAGTCGCTCGATGCAGAAGGTACTGCATTACACACTGCAACAATGAAGTATATAGGACCTCTGGAAGATAAAGACGGTGGAGTTACACCGGCTGCTCGAGAGCTTTTGAAATATCCTTTCATGATCCATAACTATGGAGCCAGTACCAGTAAGATCCTGGAATCCATATCAGGTCAAATTATTGAAAATATTCAAACAGCAATTGAAGAAGCGCATGCTGCAAAGGATGATAAGAAATTAGCAGAGATTGCTGATGATATTAATATATTACATGGTAGAGGTAACACAACTGTTACTTTGACTCTGGATGATGCATTAGAGACCAGCCTTAATACCATACGCAGATTCATGAGTCGTAATATTGTAACCATACTTAAAGATCCGGTTACTGATGCTTTAAACGATGAATTAGGTAATTTTGTAGGAATAAGGTCTCTGATCAATGATGCATTCCAAATTCAATTTGATGCATTTGATATTGAATATAAAAAGGCTCTTAAGGAAATCAGCAAAGACAACCCCGAAGGGGTTGCCCTCACAGAGAATCAAGCAAGGCTTGCTCTGAAGGAAGTGGAACATCTGCTCCCTGGTTTCCAGGGAGCTATGGTAAATACGAAGCCTGAGAATCGTATACCAGTCCTGAATACTAAAAATGTACTCGGCAACGAGGACATCGACAATGTAATTCAAATCTATCTTAATCAAGCGAATAAAGTAAAAGCGAAAAGCGTAAAAGGCAGGTCAGTTCGTGAAATCTTTGTTGATGGTGGTATTAAAGGCGCTATCTTTGCTATTCATAGTTTGGACGCAACGATACAGCAACGTACGATGGAGATCATGCGTGAGCAGCACGGTATCGACATAGTCAATATCTTTGATGCGGGTCTTACCGACGTAAATAGCTCATCTCTTTATGCTCAGACGTATAATCAGGTCTTCATTGAGACCATGCGTGATTACAGCTTGCTGAAAGATATCCGTGCAATGATGAGTGGAATTGAAGATTCACAAGAATTACGCTTGCGGATACAAGAAAGATTTTCATTTGATCCAGCTAAACCACCAACATATGCAGATGTAGATGCTTATTTAAAAGCGCTTAATAATACAATTAAATTTAATGAACTTCGTAAGATTGAGGTATTTGGTCAGGACCTTGTTATTGAACAAATGGTTAATCCTGACGAGAAATCTCAGTACCAGTACAAAGGTCAAACCAAAAAAGAGATTGCTGAATCAGCAATTAAATTCCCAGATCGTAACCCGGAGAAATCAAATGCCACAAGGTCCAACAACCAAGGAACAGATACCCAGGAAGCAACCGATACGGAAGGAAGTGAAAGTACCGTTCAGCCCACGGAAGAATCCATACCATTAGATCAAGCTATTCCGATAGAAGAAACTATCCCTGTTGATAAACCATTAAAGGATATCGATAATTCGATAGCTCAACGGATGGCAAGACTGCCCGAGGCAGTCCAAGCCTTGGTAAGTAAAGTTACAGCTGTAACCATGAAACCAGCTGGTACTTTCGTTAGAGAAACGAAAGAGATTCTTATAAACAATCGTTTAATCAATGATAGTTTAGAAAGCCTGACTACTAATCCCTGGTTTACTGGCTTCACCAGATCTCAATTGTTAACCAGTATTGTTAATCATGAAGTAGGACATGCAATTGATAATAAGTATCAGCTGAGTGAAGACCTGCTTAAACGAGACCCTGGCCTGGCGAATCTTCGTAAAACATATGAAGACAGCACGCCTGGTACTGATTTACATCGCCATCTATCGCTGGTATTCAGTTCAGCCCAATATGGTGCATCACCAGAATTACAACCAGCTGAAGCAATAGCTCAGTGGTTTTCATGGTTCTACAGTAACCCAACTACAATGCGGGCTGAGATGCCTGCTGAATTCAGCTTAGTGGAGGAATTAAATGACAAGCTTTTTCAAGAAACCAACCAAGTTCCAATTG